TTTCTGGTCAACCAAAATAATAACCCTACAATCACTAGGAGTTCTACTACCGTAAAATTAGTACGATAGTAGTACTTCTGTATTTGGCGTTTCATTTTGGTCCACATGCCCTAATTATAGCAAATAGGGTATTATTGGTCAACCAGGAAAAATGTATACTTTAGTATACAGGAGTCACAGCAGGCACAGGAGTCACTGCTAGTGTGGCACTGGGTGTGGTGTCCACATTTAATCTTGCGGCGTTAAGCACTTGATTGTTCTGTCCTTCACGCATGGCACCCACAATGGCCTGACCGCCAATAATGCTGGTATTGGCAATTTGTCCTACAAAATAAGCAGGTCCGCAGGCATCTGTCTGTGTGCCATAGACAGGAAGTTGTTGCACAAAGCTCATGGTACTCACACGTTCGCCAGCTTGCAAATTGGTGTAATCGATACCAGCGTATGTTTGATATGTTTTTTCTGCGCTGAGCACATTGGCAATTACGGACCAAGCACCATTTAACACAGCCACATTAGCAACCACAGCGGCTGTTGCATTTGTGTAAATGTTAGCAATATTTCCATTGGCTTTGGCAATGTTAGCCACTACATCAGTGCCACTGGTTGCAGCAGCAATGGCAGTGTATGCTGAATTTATACGTCCAATATTGCCAGCATCTAAAGACACAATGTTGGCCATTGCAGATCTTGCAATATCAAGTTGCGCGGCTATGTTGCCAGAATCAATTGCAGTGCCAATCACATCACATGTGGTAATGGTGCCATCGGGTCCTGAACCTGTGGCCACGTTGCTGGTAAAATATGATGCTACAGAAGAGTCAATGGCTGTGGTTTGTGCTTGTATCAATGGCAGTCCAGACATGGTATTAAGACCATCGATTGTGGTTGGCAACCAATAGTTAGTGTTATTGATGTTGGTTCCGGCTGGCACGTCTTGCTGGGCACGATAAAAAACTGTGTTTGGACTCAACTGTGCTAGACCATTTACTGTGGGAGCATTGGCCACTACAGCATCAGCCAAATATGATGAGTTGAGATTCCATGGAGTTCTTGGCGCAGTATTAATTGTAGCAGCCAATGCAGGCAATGTAGTGTTGGTTACATTGGTAATTTGCTCAAATGCCACTTGTACAGCCTTGTTGGCCACTGCTTGTGCTGGCGGAATCACTTTTCCTAAGTCTTCACAGCCATTGGGTGCTGCCAAATACGCTGACACATTATCAGCCAGGTTCATGTTTACACTGCCGTCAGAGCCATATACTAGAACTGGTCCCACAGGACTGGGTGTCAACAATGTGGTATAACTGTTGGGAAATATCTTTGTTTGATCTAACAAGTCAGCCATACTTGTAATATTTGGTGTGGTTATTTCTAGTATGCTCAACACCTGTTGTAGATCAGTACCAGTCACATTGGTCATACCTTGATATGCTAATCGTTGCAAACGAAGATATTCATTTTCAATAACTGCATCTGATCCTGACAACAAAGTTTGTATTTCTCTACTAGTCAGTCCAGCAGTCAACAATTGTGTTTGCACAGGTCCAAATACTCCACCAACCATGTTGCCTTCGGCAGCTAACTGGCGCAATAATCCAGCAGGTGTGCCATACAATCGAAGATCATTTAAGTTAGACAATTGGCCTTGATTAATTAAGTCCGTAGCAAAATTACCAAAATCTGGATTTACATCAGTTATACTATTTGTGGTCAATGCATCCATGTTGGTAAAGGTAGGACCAAGATAAGTTTGGGCATTAGTAGCAGAATTTATAAACTGATTAGTTGTGTTGATGTAGCCTTGCACTGCCATGAAGCCTTGGCTAAACCGACCAATGTCTCCGTTGCCCAAATAGTTATTGCCGGTTTGTTGTATCAACCCTGAGAACCCTGCAGGCACAGAACTCACAGCAACAAGATTAGTGAAGGTGGCAGGAATACTATCACCCAATGCAGGAATGGTTGTGTTGCCAATGGTCAACAAGGATGACAAGGTTGTTGCATTGGCGAATGATGCAGCAGTGTAATTGGCTACTGCTGTAAGAAAATTTGGAATTGGTGATCCAGCATTAAATGATGCAACCGCAGTGGTTAGTGTTGCAGGCAGTGGATCAATTCCAGTGTTGTTTAATAGTGCTGAGGCGGCTGTTAACTGTAATGGAGTTAGGATACCTTGTGCCATTATGCTGCCACCCTAACATCACTGGATCCGCCAGCTCTGGCATGGCCACAGGTATCACCGGCACCTGTGTAAACTACAGGAATTCCTCCAGCCCTAACTGAGCCTGACCCACCAGCTGTGACAGCACTACAGTGAATAGGTGGGCATCCTCTTTGGCCACAGCAAGGATGAGCACTTACGGAATTGCCATCTACAATTATAGGACGATTGTTCACTCGCACCGAACCAACGCCACCACTGGCCACACCACCTGCTCCGTCTGCATCACCTACTCGTTGTACTGCTGGCATGTTATCCCACTAAGATTCGTTTTTCTGGCACCTTGATGCCTGTGGTTGCTTCGATGTATTTCATACGCACATTTTCGTCTGTCAACGCAGAGATAGCAACACAATTCATATTTAGCCGGGGATTTTTTTCAGGATCTGCGGTAAACATTGAAGGCACAAGTCCCATGCCTTGTGGTCCCGGCGCCACGCTTACAGGGTCTTGTAACATGGCATAGCCTTCACCAGCATCCACAACTTTGGCAATCATTTCCTCGCCTGAGTTCAGTTTGAATGTGTAAACTTTTCCAATTTCCATTATTTGCTTTCTGTTAGTTTTGTTCTGAGTTCTGTGAACCCGCCCACAAGTTCATCATCTAAAAAGATCTGTGGTACTGTGCGAGCATTTGGTACTGCTTCTAATAGTTGTTCTCGTGTCCAACCATGCATGATATTGCGTTCTTCAAATTCAATGTTGCGTGATTTGAGCAAGGCCTTGGCTTGGTCGCAGTAGGGGCATTGGTCTTTTGACCATACAATTGCTTTCATTTATTTTCCTTCTTTTGATTTGTCGTAAGTTTTAGCAAAGATATCTGTTTTGACAACACCATAGTCACCAGGACCATGTTGAACAATGTAGTCATTGCCACGAGTGTATTCTAGGTTGCCCCAACTTGCTCGAACAACACCATCATGATCAGCAAGTTTTGCTATTTTCATGATCTTCTTGGGCGTAGCAGTGCCATCTTGATTATCATCGTAGTAGGCACTAAACTTAATAGGGCTTACTGGATAACGCTCACCTTTGGGACCTGTAATAATCTTGTGACCCACTGTGTAGGCAACAGGACCTTCTAGTGTGTCTACTGTGCCGTTGTCTGTGGCAGTTTCATAACTGATAGGAGTTGGATGTTTATAGGTTTCAAATCCACCTGGTTGGAACCATTCGTCGTTAATCATAAGTTTGGTAACTCGTCATAGTCAATAGCATCACTCATCACACCAATAACATAGTTAGTTGATTCGTTTTCCTGCAGGGCAGTTTGTTTTTTGCTGGTGTCCACATGCTTGTTGAACCATGGGATAGGTGTAGAGCGTGGTGCTGACTCTTGATACTTGATACCAATTTCTTTTAGGGCGTTGGCTGCGGTGTAGTCCACAAAGTCTTTTAAGATCTGTGCGTTAAGACCAATCACTGGTCCTTTATTGAACAAGTAGTCCGCCCATTCTTTTTCTTCACGGATCACATCCAGGTACAGTTGATACACTTCAGCTTCGCACTCTGCCTTGGCTTGAGCAAAGCGAGGGTCTTCTTTTACCACTTGATTGATAATCCAAGCAGTCCATTCCTTGTGCAGAATTTCATCTTGTAGGATCAACTGAATAATGTTGCCATTACCAATAAAGATCTTGTTCTCTACCATGGCCAAACTGGTAGCAAACGATACCATGAAGCGGAATGCTTCCAATGCATAACTGGCATTTAGCGCCAACCAAATGGCTTTGACATGGCCGTGATCCTTGACAGGAACTTCCAATTCTTTTTCGCAATTGACCATGTGCAAGTGATCGTAATAGCGGCCCACACTTGATGCCATATCCACAATCTCTTTGGTATCATGAATGGTGCTGAACACATCCTTGGGCACATTGTAGATATTGCGAATGATGTGACTGTAGCTACGGCTGTGAATGTTGGTTTCAAAGAAACTCCAGTTGTACATCAGTGCTTCCAGTTCAGGAATGCTTACCACAGGAGTAAACACCTGTGCTGGGCCACGGCCTTGTAAACTGTCTAGTGCTGTTTGACGCAAGAGATTGCTGGTAAAGATATGTTTGACAGTGTCACTTGCTTCTTTAAAGTCATTAGCGTCCTTGCTCAATGAAATTTCTTCTGGCACCCAAAAGAACCCACGAGCTTCTTGTTCGTATTTGGCCAGTTTGTTGTATTTGACTTCTTCGAATCGTTGAATGGTTACAGGGCCAGCAGGATCCAAAAACATCTTGCGATGTAGATAGTCTGTTTTGGTAGAAAGATTGTATTGTGCTTGGCTCATTTTTATATCCTTGTAGAGTATTTGTCTTGTTCCCATGCCAGTTGGTACAAGTTTCTTAGTTGTTGTTGTAGTGCAGTTTCTACAAATTGTTTATTATCAATAGATGCAATAGATATCACGCCTCCAGCAGATGTAGTTGCAAAAGCATCATCTGCTGTGTTCAATAATTCTTCGTTGATGTCGCAGTATTGAAAATCTATACCATGTTCTTGACATAGTGTGTTTACCAACTTCATAGTAATTCCTGACAGTCGGTTACTTGCAGGAGATAACACACATCCATCTTTGATTATTGCCACACTAAACTGCGGTCCCTCAGTAAGCAAGTCATTGTGATCTAACAAAATAGGATTGTCAAATCCACGCATGGTTGATTCGAGCTGTGCTATAGTGAAATCTTGTCTGGCAAAGTTTTTGTAAGCCTGATTAATTGATGTATCTGGAATACGGCGAACTTTTCTAGCAATGCATAACTTCATTGCCCGGTCTGGGCTGACTGATGTATATGGTCCTGAAACCATCATCAATTGAGGTTTTGTTTTTATGATGTCACGTATGTCATACGAAGAAGGTTCACCTCGAGTGGCAATTATCCACACATGAATATCTTGGGTGGCTTGAGCGTTGATTTCTTTTATAATGCAAACAAGTTCATCAACAGTGCGGTCTACATTGATGTAGTAGTACTTGCAACCTTGTAAAAAACGAGTGATATGTTGATCAATTGCCAATGCTCGATTGTTTTTAATACTAATCACATCATACACGCCGTAAGAACGCAGCAGTCCAAGATCCTGGACACCGATGCTTAGATCGCCGACTTGACAAAATTTACCATTGTGCCACGCAGGAAAATCGCTATTATTCATTTTTTTCTTCAATGGTGTAAAACCAATCATCTCCGGCTGACCATTTGCGTGTGCCATCCACTGTGAACAAAGTTTGTGCGGCCTTGAAGTCTGGAAACTTCACCGTGCCCGAAATCAAACTTTGATCGTACCACAAGCATCGGTTGTTGGGTTGGCAAGCAAACTGACCGTTTTCTAATCTCATAAAGTTAAAGCTCTTGTGTTCTTCTGCAACTTCAGTAAAGCCTGTGTCCACGTCCATACCGTCTGCACAAAAGTCCACAGTGAACAAATAGGTGCCGTAGTGCCATTCTTTATCTTTGCCCAGGAACTTCACGCCTAGATTACGCAGACCTATTTTTTCAATGATGGTAAAGCGATAGCCCATGCAGTCCCAGAGCTGTAGTGTATCTACGGGCAAATTACCTGAGTAGTCTTCTTGCCACACATACGCATGTATGGGCAACTTGTCATACAGTGCTCCGTAATTGGGTAACAGTGATTCAATACGAAACACTTGTCCACGTAGGGCTTTGAGACTGACCCATATAGCAGGTTCTAGTTCTCCGTGTCCCTTTTCAAAGTTGTAGAGAAACTCTCGTTTGACAAAGCATTTGATGGGTGGTAAAGATCCTACAATATAACTCATTTTAGTTCACTTGTATTCCAGCCAACACCCACCCGCCAGTGGATTTTGATTTGGTCATGTTCCAAACTTCTTCAAATGCCTCTGGATCTGCTCCTACTGTGTCTTGTATTGTGCCGGTAAATTCCACACTGGCAATATAATTGGCATCGGTTTCTTCTATGCCCAACAATTTTACTACCAATGATATCACTGCTGTTCTGTACACTTGAGCAGCATCTCGAGATGCCAACTGTTGTTGTATTTCTTTCAACATGGTATCTGTCATCATGCTGCCGAGAGTGGTGATGTCTGCGCGGTCCCATGCACCTTGCAACAGCATGAAGTTTTGTTTGGCAGCTGACTCAAACCCTGCTACATCAAACCCTGCAGGAATCGTCCATGTAGCAGTTGTGGCCAGTGACGACCCAATCATCGAGCCTCCTTGGAAACGTGCGGGTTGGTCAACTACAGGACTGGTGCCAGCACCTTGATAAGCAAGGTCCGGCGAACTGGCCATCATACGCTTGCGCATGAACCAACCTATTGCTGCCAGTACCACAGCGCCGATCATCAGTGCCATCATAATATTACCAAATGCCTCTCCCATACCCAGACTGTGTGCCAACCAGGCCAAGCCTAATCCAGCTGCCAATCCGCCTAGCATGGCCCCCCAGGGCGCTTTTGGTGCAGGGGCCGGCGCCGCTACTGGTGGTGTTGCTTGTGTTGGAGGTGCGGCTTGTTTTTTAGATACGTTAGAACTTTGTTGTCCTGTGCTTTTGCCGCCACCCATGCGTTTACTGGCTTCTGCACTTACACTGGCAAAAGCCATGATGCTTACTAATAAAATTGCAAATAATTTTTCCATGTTATCTCCTAATATTTTCCTGATGCTAGAACAATTTTACAAATATGTTCTAATCTTTCAATGTGCTCGTAAGCACGCCATGGACTTGTGTCAATGGCTACAACTCCGTGTCCTTTAATGCCCACAATGTCATAGGCAATATTACCACGGTCATCTAATTCCAGTCGATAATGACACTGATCAGCCAGGTCCTGGCTGATAGGAGCAACATCACCTACATTTGGTGCTACCCGAGTATAGCGATTGAGTTCTGGAAATGCATTACTGATAGTGCTTAGATCAATGCCGGCATGCATGGCCGCAATGCAATAGGTTGGATGCACATGCACAACCACTCTAACATCGGTTGAGTGCTGTCCCATTTCTTTTTGCAGGCCAAAATGCAGAGGTATTTCGCCGCTGGGCTTAAGATTAGAACTAATGTCGGTATAGTATTCTTCTTGCCAGGACTTTGTCAAAAATGGTGGAATTGGATTGACCTGATCAACCAATCGAATCTTTTTAAACTGATCTGGCTGTAGTGTTTGCTTGCGCACACCCGATGGTGTGATATAAAAGTGATCACGGTCGTGATGACGAATAGAGATATTGCCATCTCTACTGGTTATCCAATTGCGTTTGTACGCATCTACCAATATATCACAACAGGTTTCTAACATGTTAATTGTTCCAGTGTCTTATTGTGTTGGCTATAATAAACCCACAAGTCACAACGTGTATTATAACCCAAAAGGTCTTGAAGAACAAGGCCAATCGAGCTTCTCGTAAAGTTAA